AGTGTAACAGGAAAAACGGTATTAAGTAAAAATGCTAATTCTTTATTGTCTTCAGCATCGTCAATATTTTTATCACCGGTAAATCCTACAGCATTTACAATTGTATCAAATACAATACCTTCTTCTGAAAACTGATATAAGAAACCAGCTAAGGTATTTCTATCCAGATAATCTACTTGTTCTCTATTAATGTTATGTACTTCTAAATTTTCATTATCTGTCGATAAAAAAGAAGATAAATTTAAACCTACATAACCTTTTCCAATAACTAATACTTTAATAGTATCAGAAGGTTGTTCTAGTACAGGTGTAATGTCAACTATTTCACTCATATAAAATATATAAATTAGGTACAGTTAATTTCAAGTTTTTTCTCTATAATATGGTGACGTTTTATTGTCATTACTAACTTTAAATTCAGTTAATAATTTCTCTACTATCACTTCCATAGACGATGTACTCAATTTAAATGGAATTTTATGTAATGAGTCATTAAATTCAAAAACTGGCGAATCAAAATCATGTTCTAACTTACAAGTTATAATAACGCTTTCTTGACTTGGATTAACCATAACAGACCATTTACGTTTATCTTGTTCTCCATAATTTTTAAACAAATCTAATACTATAAATCCGTTATCTTTTAATCGCTTTTTGAAATAACCTAATGTAGAAATTTTATTCTTCATTGTTGTAACCCAGATACAATATACTTAAGTTTTGAAACCCCATTATCTACTTCAAATAAGCAGAAACCCATATCTGCGTTGATCTTAACAGTTACATCATCACCAGAAGTATTAGCTAGCAGTCTTACAATATCAAAATGCACTGGAAATGATTTTTCAACATTAACATTTTCTTCAGTAAGAAGAATTGAATAACTATCTACTGATGAATTTGACTTATCAGTTATTTCACCGTATACACCTTCACTTGAAAGGTTAAAATACAGTTTATCTGATTCAGAAACAAATGCAGCACCTTTAGCTAGTTCTGAAATTTTAGAATAATTAATTTTAAATTCAATCTCACTAGTAAGAGAATTAATTTTATTCATACTTAGTTTAGGTGATTGAATAATATTATCATCTAGAAAGTGATATTTAAATCGAATCTTTTTATCCTTATAAGATAATGCGTTAGCTTTATAATCTAACTTAAGATTTTCTGTTTCAATAAAGGAGATTACTTTTTCCAACCGTTTTACATTAGGTATATTAAGTTGTACTGTATCATTAATATCTGTATTATAAGTAGCACATAAAATAAGACCTTGCTCATTGTTGGCTATACAGATAAACTGTTTATTAATGTTTTTTATTACAACAGACTCAGTCAATGCACTAATAGGCCGAAGAAAACTATTAATAAATTGACTCTTATTTTCGATATTAATGACCATACCTTATTATAGAAGGTATCTACTTTTTTACAACTGTCTTTTTTTTAAGTGGTAATAAACTTTCAATTAATTTAGTCAATTTGCTCAATTTTATATCAAGATCGTCAAGCTTATTGAAGATATCTTGAGCAGTTGCTGTATTATCAAAATTTAAAGTAAGTTGATTAGGATCTTCTTGAGGTTGAGAAGGCAATACTGGTTGAATTTGAACAGGATTACCATTGGTTATAGGCTGATGTTGTGGAATTGGTTGCGGAATAGGTTGTGGTTGTTGTATTTCTTTAGGTAAATGTGGATCGTGTTGGCGACGACTCATGATTTCAGATACGCCTTTTTCTAAAATCCGTCTAGGGTCTATTCTTTTTAAAGAAGATGATTCTGATACCATATTTGCATTCACATTTTGATGAAATTCACTGGCTACGGAACCAAGTAAAGCTTTAAAAGCCATAGCATCATCCATAGGGTCACTTGGACCCATAGAGTCCAAGTTCACCGCTTCATAATTTACATCTGTTTTTTGAGACATTTGTTTAGAGATTATCTAAACTAGCTAACAAGTCATCAATATCCTCTTCACTTGAAACTTTTTCTGTTGTTTCAAATGTAGATTTTGTTTGAACTTGTTCAACTGCTGCGGCAGCTGCTGTTGCAATACTTGCTGCAGCTACTGAAGACGTTGTTGTGCTAGATTCATCATTACTTAAACAATAAAAATGTTCGTTCAAGACTTCTTTTAGTTCATCATATGATCTTACCGGATTAACACTTTCAAGATCAAAGATATTATCAAGGATTCCACTAACACCACCTGGGTAATCTGACTTAAATGGCTTAGGCATACTAAACTTAGATGATACATAAGTTGGATAATCACCTTGCTTTTCAACTTTAATACGGAAATCACATCCTTCATCACTTAGTTTAAAGATTCTTGCACCCAATTCGTCAGCTTCTTCACCAACCATTGCTTCCATAATGATTTTATGCAGCTGTCGACCAAATCGCAAGATTTTAATAGTACCATTATTATCGGGATTAACAGGATCATTTACAACATACACGTTTGTAATCCATTGCGTACGTTTTGTAACCGTTGCTGCTTTATCCTTTTCTTCATCACTACCAGAGGCTTTAATACGATACATTGCTTCTTGAATAGGACAACGTTCCTTCCATGTAATAGGACTAACAACACCGGTATATTGACCAGTTGCAAATGAAGTCCAACCAAAAGACGTATATTCATAAAACGTCTTGTTAATATCTTGTTTATTAGGAATAATCCTAACCGTATAAGTATTACCTACTTCAGTTTTTAGATATTGCCCACGTTGAGACGATGGACCTTTTTGTAATTTTTCGACCATGCTACCAAACATGCTGTCTACATCTAGTTCTTTCATATTATTTTTTTATATTATTGTTATTATTATGTTTTTGTTTATAGGTAACACCCGTTACCGTAACAGAAATTATTATACATACAACTATTAATAGTCAACTTATGCTTTTTTACAGATATTAAATACATCATTAAAGAAATTTTTTGTTTCTTGATTGCAATTATAAAATTTTGCTCTTAATTTAGAGATATCATCAACTATATCACCTAATATAAACTTTCTCATTTCAACATCCAACGTTTTCATTTGAGAATCAAACTTAGAAAACATAAAGAGAAAATAAATTGACACCTTCCCATGTTTTAAATGATCAAAAAACGAATTCATTTCATTTTCCTTTCTGTAAATTATATAATCCTCAAATTTAATTTTGTTATTTTTGCAAAATTTAAGTACAAACTTAGCGCTTCTTCGGAATGCTTCTTTAGAGTCATCTGAATCTGCATTTTGACGATTTAATTTATTAATATACTCTCTGTAAAGCTTAATTGCTTTCATTGAAAGATAAAAATCTAACCCATGATGAGATTTATCTTTGTAAATTTTGTATGGAGCTTGAAAAAAGTTTTTTAGATCAATTGATCTATGTTTTTTAAAAAAGTTTGATAACCTTAAAAGATAAAGTTTAGTCGATTCATCTACTTTATCAAAATTTTCTCGTCTTTTATAGGGTTTGTTTTGACCTTTTCTTGTTTCAGCAAGATAAACATTGTAAATAAGTTTTTCGAAATCGGTCATTAACTAATTATAAACTATATCACTACAAAATCAATTTCTTTCTTTTGCTGTTGACATATTTCATAATATATTTGCTTTTATATAATGAAGGTTCAAAGAATAAAAACAGTTGAACAAGCTCAAAGTCGGTTTGCAAATCTAACATGTCTTTAAATATACTACGAAGTCTATTATCTTTAAGTAATAATATAAAAATATTAGGTAGATTAATCTTTTTATTATGAACAATTGAAATAAAAGAACAAAACCCCATAAAAATTTGAGTTACCTCCTGCAAATGGGTAGATTCAATTGGGTTATTGTTGGTTAGTTTCATATTTTTTTGAATAACTTAGAAAATTTAATAAACGTTTTGTTTAAGGAACCACCTGCAGAGTCATAATGACCACCTCCTTCACATAACTTAGCTGCAAGTTTGTTTAAGTTAATTGAACATTGTTTACTTTTACGCAAACTAACGCTTTTACTTTTTAAATTAACTATTATACCTATATCTGCTTGATATTTTTTAATAATACCATGTGCAACCTCGTTAATGTTGTGATCACAAAATGTACTTACAATTTTACTTTCTTTACCATCAATAGGTAAAGTTAAACTAAACGCTTGATATGTTTCAACAGCCTCTTCAACCTTTTTCTTAGCTATTGATATCATATTTATTTGGAACTTTGTAAACGTTCTAAAACCATCATAGAACTCTTCTATAAATTTTTGTACTCTATCGCCTGTGTAACTCCAAAGTACGGTATTAATACCTAAACTGTTTGGGTCTTTTAATTGATAACTATCATAATCATCAATTAAGGTAATAAGTTTGGCTTTTGGTACTGAAAGTTTTGATTTTAAATCAGGATTATTTTGAAGTAACGTTTTTAGTACTAATTTTGTAGTACTTGTACATTTTTGGTCTAACACCAACGTTGCTTTTTTGTAACTAGTGTAGTTATCTTTACCATTATGGTGATCAATAACGACAACATTATCATGATCGAGTAAATCACAATATTCAGCAACGTTGATGTCAAATATATATACTTTTTCATAATCCTTGATTTTGTTAAGTTTATTCCACTTAACAAAGTCGTCATGAAAATTTTTAACTGTAGTCGTCGTAAAAGGCATATCACTATCAATAAGCCATTTACTTACTAAGTAACTACCTACACCATCTAAGTCAGAATCTGTAAAAACATAACTCTTTGACATTGTTATTAATTAGGAAAAATACTTACATCTTCAACTTTTGGCTAACCCTTCAATGGCACCCATTACGTTAGCTGATGTATCTTCTATAGAACCCATACCACTATCGGAAATAGTTAACGTTGGATAATGAATACTAAACTCATTAGTACCGTGATTAGGCCCAAAACGATTTTTCATAACACCCATACGAATAACATCTAAATCTTTATCTTCTTCTTTCTGAAATACGGAAAAGATAGCATCAGCACCCATTGCTAACCCCATACTTTCACCAATCGTATCTAAACTAGGGTTTTCTGTATCATAACCGGAACGATTTAACTGAGTAGCAGTAATAATAGGGCAACTAAACGTATAAGACATTGCACGTACTTGTTCAGTTGCATATTTTACTCTTTCATAACTATTATTACCAATCGGTGAATGCATAAGGTTAACATAATCTAAAACTATAGCATCAATATTAACCCCATTCTGTTCAAGTTTCTTAATAAAGGCTCCTAATTGTGCTGTAGTAATAGTACTAGGAGGAAATTCTTTAATAAGTAGTCGACTGGTCGGGTTTGAAGTAACAAATTCGGAAAGCTTATCAGTTAATTGAGGTATCTCGTATCTTAAGTTATTAATCTCAATTCCTGTAAGATTACCAGCTAATCGTTTAGCATATACCATTTCTGACATTTCTAAACTTACTAGTAATACGGTTTTGCCTTGCCTTGCAATATTACATGCAATATTTCCCAATACAATAGACTTACCAACGTTAGTTTCGCCAGCAAAGATATAAATGGCTCTTCCATTTTGTAAGAAACCACCATCTAACTTGTTATCAAGCCATTCCCACTGAGAAGATATTGTAGGTTCATCAATTTGCAAATCTTCAATTAACCTTGAATAGTCATTTAAGAAGTCAAACCCACGGTCTACTGATAAATTAATGCTTGTACACTTTTCAAACTTATCGAATATGTCAGCA